GATTTATAAGATTCCACCAAGCAGAGAAAATTGAATATATGGTAACGCGAGAGGTATTAGAGTTTGAAAAAGAAAAAGATGAGCAAAAAATTGATAAATCGATACAGGATTTTTCTGAAAGTGGTATCTAAAACTAAGTCCCTGACCGTGGAAAGCAGGACATCTCTCCCGGTTGTATATGGCTGGGGAAGACTTTTCTAACCTTAATCTAGGAGTAATAAAAAATGAATGTTGAAGATAATCAACAAATGACTGGAAACCTCATAAAACTGATTGAATGGTTAGCTCAAAATGTTTGGAGCGAAAGTGTTTTCTTAGGCCCGTTTCCTTCAACAAATATAGAGATAGAAAATCTCTTAGATAAAATATCTGAATTGTGGAAAATTGATAAAACAGACATAGCCTACATCTATAACAATTCCGCAGATAAAAGACAGGATCAAGAAGAAAATGAAACCAACCCAAGCGGCTAAAATTATCGGATGTGATGTTAGCTCCATCAGGAGACTAATCCGATCCGGTAAACTCAAAGCAAGAAAGATTGATAGCGAAGATAACCAGCATGGCTACATCTATCTCGTTGATAGAAAATCTGTATTAGCCTATGCTAAAACTTTTCATGGAAGCCGAGGAGTAAAGAGAAAATGAAACTAAAAGAAGCTCAAGATTACACAATAAGATTAATACACTTACTAACTGAAGAGGGAAATTGTCTTACGTTCAAAAATAAAATCTTACAAGTCGAAGACGCTATAAATAATTGGGACAAGAAAATCTTTATCTTGAGAACAGTAATAGATTCTCGAACTCCTGATATTTGTAGAGTTGTAGACGGGTTAGAAGCTAACGCAGAAGCTAACCCCCCACATGATACAGGAGATCCAAATAATTTATGTCGATGTTGGATTGAAGAGAAATCCTCTTAAATCATTTCATGTTTGAAATTTCTGTTTACCCTACGAAGTCTCAAGAATTCTTTCAGCTTTTCTTGAGACTCTTTTGATTTCCCACACCAAAATTTCCCAGCCGGACCAAGGTGGAGACAATCCCAATCTGGTCTAATTTTATCCTGTTCCTTCCACTTATTTTGAAACCAACTGTCGCATCCGCCTGCATGAGTGTGGTTTTGGATGAACCAAGGCTTATCCTTTAATACAGGATCGTCTGCATGGAAAATCTGGGAATATCCTGCGAATTCCCTCTGCTGCCTATGTCTGGGATAGGTTATCCATTGCTCCTCTGGAGGGATTAAATCGGTCTCTAAACGCATTCGACGTAGGGGAGTATATAACTTGCCTATTTCCGGCTGGAACTTCTTAGGGAGAGTTTTTGGAAAGCACACATCAGCGTCCATGATCACCATCCAACCTTCCCGACCGAAAACGTCTAATCCCTCTTCCATCGCCCGGAATTTGTTAAAGGATGCCCCATCTTCGTAGAAGGCATCCGTCGTAAATATATGGCAATTGTTATTTCTAGCTACACAAAAAGTTTGATCATCGCTATCCGTAGTCACCACCATAACTTCCGAGAAGTGATGCCTGTTGTAGGGCAAAGTCAACGCGAGTATTTCCGAATAGTCCACCGAGACAAGAATTGCTTTAGGTTTGATCATAATTAGTTTCTCTCTACAATTTCTCGTTTGAGTTTTTCTAACTCATCATTACAATCTTGGCAGCTTACTATTTTGAAACCCCCATATTCAACTTCAATTTTTATATTCTCACTTCCACAAATCCCACACTTTTCTTTACTCACAATTCTTTCCTTTCTTCGATCTTACCATCCCAACCAATCTTAGGCATCAACACATCTTTACAATCCAAGATTCGTTGACGATGAGGGATTAGGTCTTCGATCATTTCTTTGATCTGCCCCCTTAAATCGTTCGTTGGTTTATATCCAAGATCGAATAATTTCTGATGGACAGGATTGTAATAATGCTCCGCTGCTTCGTTGCGGGGATTTTCTAAATGAACGATTTTTGCAGGAAAAGTATTGTCAATGTTTCCAATCCATTCTTCACTGTTATAAATTATTCTAACAATCTTAGCTAATTGCTCAATCGAATACACTTCCTCGAATTGATTGAAGACTCTATATTCTCCCTTCTCTGGTGGATTTTCTAAAGCAAGATTCATGCACTGGATGGAATCCCGTAACGGAAGGAATCCTCTTTTTTGTTTTCCTTCCCCATAAACTGTAATTGGTAAACCTGCAACAGCTTGGGCACAAAACCGATTGATTGCCGTTCCAAAGCATTCATCGAAGTCAAAACGAGTTCTTACGTTTTCGTTTGGGGTAGAGTCTAAAAACGGGGGGGCTTCATCCATTTGCATTTTATGGGCAATAGAACGATCTATTGTTTTCCAATTCATCTCATCTGTTCTAGTTCCATAAACTACCCCCTGCATAATATCGGTAGATCGTAACCCCCAATTCCTACAGGCGAATTCTATGTTATTCGAGTCGTGGACTTTGCTTAGGTGATACCAAGAATTCGCACGCTTGGGAAAAGTCATACCAGAAATATCTGCAACCCAATCACCACTACCTAAACTTTTAGAATTGTGTAATTGAGAACCTGTTGGAAAATGACCTTCTGGAATATCACAATCTGGAGTGCCATATTCCCCTAAAGTTCCAAGTTTTATGAGATGAGCGTCAGGGCAAACTTCTTGCATTGCGAAGAGAGTGTTGAGGGTTCCCAAGACGTTATTGTATTGAGTATGAATTGCTCCGTCCCTGCCCTTCATTGAATAGGGAGCAGAAGGAATCTCGCCCAAGTAAACAATAGCATCAGGATTGAATCTTTTTATAAAATCCAAAATTTCTAAATTGTCTGCTGCTAAATCTCCCCCGTGAACTACCAAGGGTTTCCCAAAAATCTTTTCGTAGGAATTTTGCCGATGCCAAAGCATTTCAATTGGTATTGCAGATTGTGATCCCTCAGATTTTACGAGTTTCCTCCTTAATTCGTTATCGATACCTGCTACTTCATGCCCTTTCGCTCCCAGACTTAACGCAAGAGGGAATCCCAAGTAACCATCAATACCTGTAATCAAAACTCTCATTGTTTACTCCTCTATGTCTTGTAGGTCTAGGTTCATTCTTTTAAGCGGTTTTCCATTTGCTGCTTTTTTTGCAGCCTTATACAATTCTTTTCTAACACTCTTCAAAGCAGATAATTTATAATTTCCATACAATTCAGGTGCTCGCCGTTCAATCTCTCTTGCAAAGATTGCTTCAATCTCATCCCAAAATAAGCATAAGGTATCAGGATCAACTTTTGGTTTAACCATCTCTGTTAGATTAAACATTTTTACTCCTCTGGTTTTGGCATAACAATATATCCATGCAAGGTTACGTCAACCTTGAAACAACTTGCCATATCGTCTTCATTAACGCGAGTCTCCCATTCTTGAATTCTCAACTCTCTTCCATCCTGTAAGTCAATTACAACTTCAGGTATCGGGGATAACCGATTGTAGGTTTCTGTTCCATTCTTAAACGTGTGAGGACTTCTCATTTCTCTATCTCCGTTAAGGGGGTTGTGGGTCTCTATCCAGTATAGCCTATTTTCCCGATTATTTTTCTTTCGAGAAAATTGGTAGTCGGTGTTTTTGCAAGAAAAGTTTTTTTCGGTCTGATATTCGCAGAGCGGTCGTTTTAGCGTTGGATCATCACCGGTTCTCCTACTAATTCCCATTTATCCCTTGTAATGTTTCTAATTGTCAGGTTGAAATTGATTCTTGCCATAGCCCCAAACGAATTTTGAGAGTCAACCCAGCCTCGTACTTTGTAAGTACCATTAGAAATTTGAGTCACTTGTGTAAGGGGATTTTGATAAGTCCCACTAAAAATACTACCCCAATCTGCTGTTCCAGGGGATTTTAACCTAGCTTCTATGAGTATTTGAGCTTCTGTCCAAGCAGAAATTTTGACATCATCTTGTAGACGCTTTATATTTTTTGATGATCTTTCTGGATCATTAGAAGTGCAAGATTTAATAAGAAGAAATAAAACCATGGCCCCAAAACCAGCGTAAATTGTCCATTGAGGTATGGTCTTATTTAAGAGTGATTTTTCGGCAGTCATGGCAACACCTTTCATGCAAAAACGGGAGAGTCGCGACTCTCGTCGATGCACTTGGGTTACCACACCCACCTACGAAAACAAAAGAACACGACACTCCCGTAAGAGTGCTGCTCTTTCAATTCGTAGGTGGTGAAATGAGACCCTCTATAATTGGATGTGACGAGAGTCTCTGTGGTAATTTAGTGCATCACCGAAAGACGATCAGATTATTCCATATTGTTGATTATTGTTTCCTCCTCTTGCTTATTCTTCGTTTGGCCAGTTTCAATAACATTTCTCTGCACCAGGTTACAGGCTTTACTCCGTCAAACTTTGCTCCCTGCTCAATCATCCTCTTTTCTTCATTAGTTAACCGTTAAAGACCCCGATAGTGGAGCTTCTCCAAAAAGGACAAAGTTGGTTGGAGAGTTTGATGCCGATACAATTTCAACCTCCAAGATTGAGCGTTGTAATGGCACTCTCCGCAATTTCGTCCGAAGATGTCACCGAAGAACCTACTGTTTTCCAAAACGGTTAGACAATTTACAATACGCAATCGCATTGCATTTGATGTATTACAATTTCGTCAGAGTACACAAAACTCTTGGAAGTACACCGGGAATGAGAGCAGGAATTATTCCTGTACTCTGGAAGTTTGAGGATATGTTCGATGCTCTTTGTGAAAATCTGTACTAAGTAATAATCTCAAGCGGGAAGGAACCCGCTTTTCTAAAAACTACCTCCGAAAAATGCTAAAAGCCCCCACTACCAGAAAATTCCAAAATTCTTCTTTTTTCTTACCCTAAAAACTATTTTTATTTTATAGTGTATATGGGAAGGTCTTTTTTATTTTATTATTTATTAATACTATATAAGAGTAAGGGAAATTCAAAAAAGAAGAAAGGTTCCGCTGTACCTTAAACAGTGGTGGAGATCCCTCGGCTATGCCGGGCTCATTACCTCAGAGGGTAAAACCTCTGGGGTTTTTATTTCTCTTCTTGCAACTCACCAAAATTCAATTCATTGAAGTCGGTACAACGAACTGTATCTTGGTAATACATTATCTCTTCTTTCCCATCAATTATTCTCTCGCACATTATTTGTCCAAATCGTTTTGGAATTGGGGATATGATTGTTTCCAATATAAAAGATGGTTCTTTCTTCCAACTGAAATCATAAAAGAATCTCGTCTTCGGTAAATGACCTCTCCACTCTTTAGAGTTTATAGTCATATAAGCATTGAAGAATTTTCGTAACTCATCCCCGTTTTCGATTTCTTCTCGTCTAATAAATTTCATTATTTCACTCCCAGATAAACCGTAACTTTCTTATTTGGATTCTCTTCTAACTCGTCTCTCCATTCTACCAATTGCACAAGACGATCTTTCTTCTTAGGCTTGTAAATCTCTGCATGGGTTTTGCTTACCTGCTCCTTACCCGTTTCCGATTGGGCTAATTCTCCATGCCCCCGCAGGGGAACAGAACATTCGTGGCAATGTTTTCTAACCTGCTTGGAAAAATAAGTTGAGTCCATTCCTTGTTGCCACCAATCAGAATTAACCCCACTTGCTATTAAATCTTTAGGGAAATTTATTTGGGTTCCTGTGTCTGGATAATCTGGTTCATGTTGGTGGAGCATGGATTGTGCTCCGGCTATCTCGCAGAACCATCCCCGCAATTCATTTCTAAAAACTCCAATCATTGCTGACCAGTGTTTGTTAATGTCGCAATTGGAAATCAATTCCCAAGCCTGTTCCTCATCATAAACTTGCCCAGTTCCACCACAACCAGAACAGGAACCAGAATTTCTCGCAGGTCTTCCATCTGAGCCTCCTCCCCCACAATCAGAACAGTCGATCTTTAGAATATCTTTCATTGCTACAAAAACTGGGGAATGTCGGGAATCCTCATGTAATCCGAAAGGTCTGGATTCAGGCCAATCTCTTTTGAATTCGTTGTATGCTGTTTGGTCTAAATGTACGTTAAGATTAGAGCGTTTGGGGTTAAAGGTTTCTCTCATTTTCTTTCCATGCCCCAAAGGATTATTACACCACAATCCTCGTTGTTCTTTTGGGATATGTTTCTTCATAATATCGCAGAGGGTTTCAAATTCTGGATGAATAGCGGGATTGCCTCCGAACATTCCAACCGTTCCCCAGTAATCTTTTAACGAGATACAGGCATCCTCGAATTGTTCCGGGGTCATCATTCCCGGTTTTCCTCCAAGGTTAGAACCTTGAGTACAACCGAAACAGGTTTTATCACACGCCCGCGTAACCCAGATTTGTATTACACCCCCATGAGGTTTTCCAGGTCTCTTATCTTGAGGAGAATACATCTTCGATAGACATTCTTGCTCGTTCATAATTAGACTCTCTTAAATGGAGTTTCATCAAAATTCTTAGGCCACATACCTAAATAGGCAATAGGTTTGTTATGTGACCTATGGGGAAACTGAGCAACACAATTTGAGTATTTAATTGTCTCATCACACATAGCCTCAATTACATAAAAATCATCTATTTCTTCATTGTTTGACCCCCTTATAGCCTTAGCCCGAATAGCATTAACCCACATTTTTAATCGTTCAATTTCTATTTCACATTCTTCTAACAATGGCGATACTGATTCATTCATATTTATACTCCTCTTTCAATCTAATAAGACCTTCAAATTCTACTTGTAATTTCTTGCGATCATCGTAGTTTACTTCAACTTTTGGATTCCATGTTTTAAGTAGAATGATTCTTTCATCCATTTGTAGAGATTTAGGGCAAGGACAAAGACTATTGAAGGCTTCTCTAAGATTTTCAATCTCTCTTTCCTCCTTTTCTTTTTTGTGAATGTATCCTTTAGTTACTACCTTCAAAAATCCAGTATAATAATTACCCGAAAATGTATTCCATTCTTGTATCTGAAAAATTCTACCGTCCTCTAAATCTATCGGGCCTTCGGGGATTATAGACAATCTGTTATAAACATCCCTACCATCCCTAAATAGTTTTGGTCTCTTCGTATTAGACACAGTTCTATAAGTTGTATTTTCTAAACTCGTAATGTCAACAAAGTTTTCATTCATAACTTTTTCTCCAGAAGGTCGAGGGGGATTTTTTCGTTCTTCATAAAATCAGGAACACAAACAGTGGATTCCATTAGGGCATGATTCTCGTTGTAGACAGTTAAACAATTTTCTCCATAAATCAATTTAAGATATTGTTCAACATCAAAAGGAACCCAAAATTTACTTCCAAATAAAGTAATGTCTCTGAGTATCTCAAACATTTTTGCTTCGTGAACCATCGTTAATTCAGGTAAATTTCTTTCGTCAAAAGTCCTGCTCGCGAATCTTTTGTCTTTCCATTTTATGTAACCTGTAAAATCTATTCTGCAACCGTATTTTCTCACAGTCATCATCCGAGGTCGGGTAAACGGTAAATTGAAAGTTTGAATTTCGTACCCCTGTTCTAAAAGATGAAAGCAGAAATCAAGATAAGTATCATATCTGCAATCCTCCCAGAGATACCCAAGATCAATATCTTTTTCTGTTGGGGTAAATCCTTTATCCCGATATGCTCCCAAGGCTGTCCCTTGAATCAAAAAGAACGGTATTTCAAAATGATCTAACCATCCAGAGAACTCTAACAGTAATTTCTTACCATTTTCTTTATCCATTATTTTCATTTTTACTCCTAGGGTTTGACAATATAGAATGACCAGTTTTCTCCAGTTTCGGGAATAAGGTAAATGTCTATATGAATTTTAAGGGATTTAATAAGTTCAAATAATGCCTTGCGGATATTTCTACCGAAGTCATTGTCTATGGGTGCTCTAACTTTAGGGTCCAAGACTCCTTTTCTTGTAGTAACAATATCGTGACCAGCTAAAAGCCCTCCAGACTTAACTTTAGGATACCAGAGTTTCAAATCTAAAGTTATTCCCGGTAATGAGTGATCTCCATCGACGTAAACGAAATCTAAAGAATTATCTTCAAACTTGGGGGCAGCTTCTTCAGATAACATTTTCAGTAATTTAATTCTAGGAGCAAATTTTGCAGCTACTTTTTCGGTGAGAGAATAATCCAAATCTCTATCAACTCCCAAGCCTCTTAAACATCTTGATTGTGCTTCATAACCTTCGGGATTATACCAAGGATCAACGCAGAAAAGTTTTTTACCTTCCCAATAAGGCATAAACTTTTCAACGTACATTCCTCTGTGGGTTCCTACTTCAACTCCTATGTTTGTTAATTTTTGTTGATTAAGGAGAATTCCTAATTTTTCTCTTCCAACAAATCCAGAGGATAAATAAGTTGGTACTGTAATTTCATCTGTCGCCATAATTATTCTTTCACCATAAAATAAGACCAAGGGATAAGTTTTTCTTCAGGTATTATATAGATATTCAAATTGTTAATTGTTGCGAAGTCTCCTACAGCTTTTCTAATTCCAATTCCCCAATCGTCTTCTCCAGCAGCTCCACTAATAATATCATGCCCCGCGATTATTCCTCCCGGTTTAAGTTTCTCAAACCAGACATCCAAGTCTAATCGAACGGCATCTTCTCTATGATCCCCATCCAGATAAACAAAATCAAAATAATCGTTATCGAATAAGGCTAGAGCTTCTACAGATAATTTTCTAATCAAGGTAACTCTTGGTTTGAACCTCTCTGCCATTCTCTTAGACCACTCATAGTCGTCTTCTCTATCCTTTCCGTTGCCTGAAAGATACTTTGCTTGAGTTTCGTATCCGTCCGGTATTGTCCAAGGATCGACACAGCATAATTCTTTCCCTCCCCAAATTGCTAAAAACTTTTCTGCGAAATAACCACGATGAGTACCAATTTCGATAGCTCTGCATTTTAGCTTTCTATCGTTTAAGAGTTTGCCTAGATTTTCTCTTCCGATAAATCCAGCAGAAAGGTAAGTAATCATGCTTTCTGTATTCTTTCTTTTGCGATTTGAAAATAATCAGGATCAAGTTCTATCCCAATAAACTTTCTAAAAAGATTTTTACAAGCTACTCCAGTTGTTCCTGAACCCATAGTAAAATCTAAAACTGTATCCCCCTTGTTGGTATAAGTTTTGATTAGATATTCCATAAGTGCTACGGGTTTTTGTGTTGGATGTTGTTTCTCTTTATCCCGTATAAATTGAAGAGTATTTAATGGATACCTTGAACCACCTGAAATAGTAGTTGCTCCAGTCTGTCTTCCATAATTTTGAGTTTTAGTTTTTCCTTGTTTACAGGTATAGGGCTTAAATCCCATTCTCATCTGAGGATTGTATATTGGTTGTTTTTTGTAGAAAACAGAAATACATTCTGTTGATCTTAGAGGCTGCTTTTTAGAATTCAAAAACCCCGTACCTTGACCTTTATTCCAAATCCAATCATATTTGAAAATACTGAGATTACTCGTTCTTAGAATACTGCTAAAAGGTTCGCTTCCAAATAAAACAATCCCACCATTTTCTTTTGTTAATCTTCCGATTTGCTTCCACATAGGATCGAGAGGAATAACTGAATCCCATTTACATTGAGTTGTTCCGTAGGGAGGATCAGTTAAAACTAAATCAATAGAACCTGTTTCAATTTCTGGCATTTTCTCAAGGCAGTCTCCTAAAATAAGTTTGCTCGATCTGTTAGGAATTGGAGGCATCTATTACTTTCTATAACCCAATCGTAACTGTTCAATGTTGTTGGCTAACCTTAAACCAACTGCTCTAAAATCATAATACTCTTTAACCGCTTCGGAGATTGCGATCTGCTTAAAAGAATTATAACTTTTTGTCTCATCCCTAATCACGTTTCCTAATTCTTTGATGGAAATATCGGAAGGAACTCTCACCAAATTATCTTCAATAATCGGTAGCTTATCGTCTTCAGGTAAATCGGTTATTACTTTACATCCACAAGCAGAAGATTCGATAAGTTTTCTGAGAGAGTAGCCATATTGACTGGCAGTACAAATCGAGATTTTGTATTGAGAGAGAACTTTAAGAAATTGAGGAGTGACGCAACCCGTAGAATGATAACCGGGATGCCTGTAATAATTCGTTCCCGGTAACATTCTATGTTGTTTGATAACTTTCATTCTTAAAGGATAAACTGAAGAAACAGCACCAGAAACCAAACACCATCTACGATCAGAATTAAAAGCAGGAACATGAATAGGATCAATACTATGAGAAGTCCTGATGCAATGTTCCAATCGGATATAAGGGGCAACCCGTTTAACAATTGTGGGATGATAATAAATTATCCAAGCGTGGACTCCCATTTCATCGGCTGAATTTTTATGGTAAACAGGATTTTGATGAGCATCTTTTAGAACAGTTAATTTGAATAAATCTTCTCTTGTTTTCAAGTATTGGATGTTATGGAATTTGAGTCTTGGATTTCCTCTTTGTCTTGCCGTCTTCCCTTCCCATTCCCTTTTGTCTTGAACAACTACAGTACCCGGATTGGTTGATTCTACAATTCTGGTAACGTCCTGTTCGTTGATTGTGAGATCGGAACCGCAAAGAAGATAGCCAGCATGATTCAATCCTGTTGTAAGTTGCCATCCAGCATCGGCAGTATGTCTCTTCATAGCCTCTACAGCTAAAAAGATTCTTCCCCCATTCCCATTCGGGTAGTAATTGGGGGCGGGGAGTTCAGCTAGATCAGGAGAATGTAATTTTTCAGCTACTTTGGTCGCAATCTGCATCTGAATCATCTTCTAGGATCGTATCCAAGTGTTGTTTCGCGTTTTCGGTCTTGCCAGTTACAATTCTTCTCGCCCAAGCCCCTAATCTGTTCAGTTTTTCACGTCTTTCCTTGCATCCGCAGGGTCTTCCCAGCATTTTTGTGACTCTTTTTTCGGTAATTCCCACCAATTTAAGGGCTTTTGCAACATTATCCCCCAATCCTCCGTTTATTCGGACCTTGGCAACCTCTATTTTAGCCGATTCTCGCTCCATATTTGCGATCTGAGACGTTTTCTCGTCTTTTTCGAGTAAATCTAGGGCATCGAACCACTCACCCTTAAAAGAGGGGGCTAATGGGTGCTTACGATTGCCTAAAACTGAGGTTTCCCCTGTATGCTGGATGAGGGAAGGGTTATGAACATACTCTTTCCACCCAACTTTCTTCATCGCGGTTACAACCCCCCCATCAATACTCTTAATTCCCTTTTTTTGGTTCTGGGGTCGTCCTGCCATATGTTCTGATCCCAGAATTTCCATCACCGCTTTCTTACTAAACACCAAAGCAACAGCACCCAATCCGTTTTGATTAGATAGGAAGAATCCTGTCATACCTTTCGGAGCTTTACTTTGATTTTGAGGAAATGTAAGCAGATTCCAATATCCATTGAGAGGATATTTTAGCGTTTCAAGATAATGTCGTAGATTTTTGTATGTTACGAAATCATCTTGGAAGATTGAGAAGTAATCTGACTTTGGATTTCTAACGTAGAGTTCCCAAAGAGCCATCACCCAATTTCCATAAGCATTTACCTTGGGATTTCTTACTGTCACTCCACCAATCTTACCTTTGAACAGATCGTTTCTCTCGTAAAGTTCTATCGCCTCCTCGTGGGAGCACCCATCAACAAACAGCCAAGGATTTTCAAAACCCGCTAATCTTAATGACTCGATTGTTCTGGGGAGTAAGTCTTCTCTGCGAGAAGGGACTGTTGTAATTCCATAAGTCCATTTAACTTTTTTCTTTGGTTGACTCATTAATTTTTCTACATAATTTTCTGCTTGAGTTTTTTCTAGTCCTGCGAATTCCCAAACAGGTCTATACTGGTTGTATATTTTTTCCCCATGTTCTCCTTTACAAACAGCATGAGACTTCGGATACATTTTATGGTTGTATCGAGGGCAAAGAAAAGAGGGGGCATCGGTTAATGGGCAATCACATTTAGGAGTGGTCATGGGGCTGTTCCGGGGGTGAATGTGTTACAAGCTCTAAAAAATTGATCTCCAAGTTTTTCATTCCCAGTAATAGGGGGGTCTTCAACACAATCACATCCTAGCGTTGGTCCCCCTCCCGTAAAGTTAGGACATCCAAAAAATATCCTTTGCCAAAATGTCACCCATTCCCAAACACAAAAATTATCTTCACAATCACTAGGAGGTCCGGGTGGTCCGGGGGTTCCAGTTCCCGTATCGGTTCCTAAACAAGTTCTGTTGGGAATAATTTCAATTGTTGCAGGCCAATTACATTTCTTTGTCGGATCGCCTCCACCATCTTTAATTAGGTTTAAGGTTAATGGTCCTTCACAATCATAATTACAATCTTCAATTTCATAAATTGCTTTTGTTCTACTTGCTCCAGGGCATCCGATAGAAATAGTTACTGTCCATCGACAAACTGAAACCCCGTCTACTTTAGACGTATAACTTAATGTGAAAGCTAGACTGGAGGCAGAGATCGGACCACAACATTGAATAGTATCTTCTCCACCCGGAACATCTACGAAAACTCCTCTCCAATAACAAAGATCATCCCAAGTCACATTCCAAAGTTGTTTGTTAAGATTCTCACACACACAAAGAAAAGGATTCGGGGGAGCAGTAGTTACCCCAACAAATTTTATCCACCAACAAAAAGGGCAATCGGTACAATCACAACAACCTGAAGAGGGTGGATCTCCTGTACCTAAAGTTCCAGTACCGGTGTCTTGACAAAGACAATCGCAGTCATTGAAATTTGGTAAGTTAAATCTCATACTACTGTCGAGGCTCCACAGTCTGCTGCTATGGGCCGCCACTCTTCATTTATTCTTATTGCTACCAACCATGATCCAACGTCTATCTGTAGAATTTCTGTAAATCTATTTGTAATAGTAATAATTTCTCCGCTGAATTCTAATCCTCCCGTTCCTGTAGCTGGTTGTTGGAAAACTTTAAGGTTGGCTGTAGACGGATTAGAAGCAGCATCAGTTGCCCCTAATAAATTTGCTTGCAAAATCCCCTCTTTAACTTGAATTTCAGAAGGGGCATCAGCAATCCAAAATCCAAATTTTGTTTTAGTTACTAAAATCCAATCCTCTAAAATCTCATTTGTAGATAAGTTATAAACTTTTTGAGTAAATGGGGTTATCGGTACTAAAGTTCCATCCAGAGTCAATCTATAAATTGCAGCAATAGCATTACCGGGGGTGTCTCCTTCCCCAGCAACACCAGCAGTGCCTACTCTTGTTAAAGCGGGTATTCCTCCACTAGGAGGTAAGGCAATATAAACATCTGGAGATTGTATATCGTCTTCAATCTCGGAAGATGGGATTTGAGATGGAGCATTATTTCTCTTATCCCTAGCACTACGAACTAGGTCATCTAGGATTCGTTTATCGGCTTCCGTAGGGATAAATGCTCTGACCATTATTTAGGAATCGCGTTAAGAGTAAATTTTGCTATACCAAACTGACTTCTGATAACCAGATTCTTGGAATCGGAAGGAGTAAATCTTACGCTGGTTGTTGGTAGGATCAACCAAGGATGCTTATCATCTTTGTGTTTGACTTCTAGTATTTTCTTTAAGGCATCTTTAGTCTGTTCTTCGGTAGGGGCTTTGTCGTTAAATGTTCCCTCATTATTTTGGATTATTAAATTGGAACACCCTTCTCCCCCATTATCAACTAGATGGCCTAGATCAATTGGTTCCCATTCTTCACCAACTTTTTTTCGTCTGCTATAAATCTGTTCGTCCCTAGTCTTCAGGCTATAGCTAAATTGGGAAGTGATTTGATCGGGTTCTTCGTTAAAGGCTTGATAGTAAACTTGTTCTACTACAGTGAATTTATCTATTTCTGGTCGGGGGTTAGGGGTTGGCATTTTATTTTAAGAAAGCCTCCACTAAAACTTTGACGGATGCTGTATCTGATTTTACTCTTAGATCATTACTTCCAGAGGCCACATCCGTAGCAAGTCTGAAGGTGTAGGATTCTCCCGGAAGTAAATCCATCAAGGGAAAGAAGTTGACGGTATCGTGTACTCCAACTTGCACAAAATTTCCTCCTGTAGGTTCAAGATTTTGAATTCGACACAGACCTGGAGTAGCTATTGCAGAGAGATCGACATTAACTCCCGCTGTTGTAGCTAGAATCTGTCCGGGAGTAGGTCCACCAGCAGCACTAACATCAGCTTTGAAACTTGAGGGACGACTGATATAATCCAGACTTCCTACTTGAATTTTTAAGCTGGAATTGATTGTTGATTCGTCTACCATGATCTTAATCCTATAAATCGATAACTGTAGGAATTCCTAGCAGTAAGAAATTTGATTCTGGATAATACTCAATTCTAAAACTATGAGCCTCATCTGTCGTTCCCGTTCCTGTACCTACTGGATCAATAGGTTCTCCCTTACCATCCAGTTGAGTCCTCATAAGATTACCCCGACAATCGTGGAATCTCTGAAAGTGGAGTGGATTCAAATTGCTAACCCCGGCATCAATAATCCATTCCGTGCAATCAGAATTCCAACTACCGGATAAAACTTTAGCTCCCTCATCGATAACGTCCCTATCGAAAGTTAAGGGGTGGGTATCAAAAAAGAAAGAACGAGTATAATAGTAATTACAAGTACCATAAACTTTTCTCTCCCATTGAACATCAGAGAGTTTAACTTTTCTAGGAGAGAATCCCCATAGAGTTGCATCGTTTACGGTATCGATTATTGGAGAAAAAATAGACGCTTCCAACTTTGCCACGTTCTGTTCTATTCGGATTGTATGACGACTCTTATCAAATTCTACTTGTGGTCCTTTAATCGGTTCAAAACTGGAATTTTGAATTACGTTACCAAATCTATCAAAAGAAATTTCTTCTGTAAATTTTGAAAATCCCCCACTGACTTTTTGAGGTTCTAGTAAGGGGTCTTCTATAATCTCCTCTTCGCAAGTTGCTCTTCTTAATGTGCTAAATGTCTGAGTCATCTCCCAATGGAAATTAGGTTCTTTTGTTAATATGGGTTTGATGGTTGCTTCAGGAGTACAAAAAGCCCAAATATCAAGTTCTGTTCCAAAGTTCCATTCCGATCCAATTGCCGGAACACTGGGAGTATTTAAGACAGTAAAAGGACCATCAAGTTTATTATCTGAGATAATTAAATGCTTGACTTTATAGACTCTCTCCCCACTCAGAGCACGAGTCATTGATGCAGGGTAACTTCCCGCTATGCTATCTTTAATACTGGTTGACATAAATCACTAATCACCTAAATTCAACGGTAACAATAAATCAGTTCCTTTTGCTTCTTCCAACTCTACAAGTCTTCTTAATAATTCTGTCTGTTCTTGTCTTTCTGATTTAGGTCCAGTGAATGCTTCTTGAGGACCAACAAAGTTCTCTCGTCCAATTCCTAATCTTCTCTCTTCTCTCCCAACTGCCCCTAAAGTCTGTCTTCTTTGTTGCCCTCTTTCTTCCTGTCTGCGTCTGCCAACAATTGCCCCCGCCGTAGCTCCTCCCGGTTGTTGTCTTGCTGTGAATTCTCTAGGGTTAGTTCTCTTTAAGTTTCTTTCAAAATCGGTTAATACTCTTTCTTTTGGGGGCAATACTCTGGCTGGTTTTGCTTCTATTGTTCGCTGTTGTTTTTTCTTTTTAATAGCAGCATCAATTGCTTTTACTTGACCGAACAAATCCTTTTGAATAGTTTTTTGTTCTTTCACAGTAGCCCGAGCATTTTTCAGACTTGCTCTATCATCCGCACTAAGAGTTAAAAATTCTCCTCCGAATCCAACTTTCTTTTCAATCTTTAAGACTTCTCTTTCACTCTTGAATCTAATACTAATTGAATTATCCAAATTACGATTTATTGAAGTTCTGGTTTTTTCTAAATCACTTAAACTTTTCGTGCTATCGATTTGGCTTTTTGTGGACTCTAATAAATTTTCCATTAGCTTATTAAGAAGTTCAACTTGAGGAGCAGAATCTCTAACAGCCTTACCAAAAATTCCAATCGCATCTGCAATAGCAAAAATGATTGCTACTGCCCCAATAACAAGTAGTCCCTTCAGGGCTAAACCAAAACCAACTACACTTGTTTTAGCAAATACAAAAGCTGTAGACATTAACTTAACTGCCCCAGTAATTGCAACAACCGATTGGGCTAGAGTCCCAAAAAGAATAAGTAAAGGACCAATAGCAGCAGCTATACCAGCAGCAATCAAAATCCATTTCTTAGTTGTAGCGTTTAGTTCAGTCCATTTCGTTGCCGTATCAGCAACAAATTTAGCAAACTCTTTGAACGCGGGAACCAAAGTTTGACCAATTGAAATAGCAGCAACAACGATTTGATTTTTAACCTTTTTCATTTGGTTAGCAAAAGACTTCATTTGTTTGTCGGCTACAGTTTCTGTTGTTCCTCCCGCATCTCTTAAATCTTTTTCATATTGTCTGATCGCCTTACTTGTTCCGAGCAGGGGAAGGATAACTCCTTGAACTCTAGCCTCAAATCCTAATGCTGTTAATGTTGCTGCTTTTTGTTGGTCGGACATTCCGGTAAGAGCTTCTTCTAAGTTCCCAATAATGTCTGCCATATTTCTCATCTTGCCTGTAGAATCAAATACGGTAAATCCAAATTCTTCAAACGCTTCCTGATTATCCTGAGAGGCTTTAGAAAGTAATCGGATCATTCTGTCCAAAGCATTGCCCGCAAGTTGGGCTTTGATACCTTGATCGGCTAAGGCTGCGAGAACAGCTACACCTTCTTCAATATCCTTATTAAAGGACTTTAATGCTGCTCCTGCTTTACTCGTTAAGGCTATTGAGAATTGTTCTACGCTCGCGTTGGCAAGAGTATTAGCCTTTACCAAAACATCAGCAACTCTAGTCATGTTCGTTAGACTGACTTGAGCATCCTTAGAAGCTAATCCTAAAGCTGATTGAGCATCAGTTAAGAGATCGGTTGCTTGAGCCATATCAAAGGCTCCAGCAGTTGCGAACTTGGTGACTAGAGGTAATGCAGCAATCGATCTTTCAGCATCAAAACCCGCACTAGCTAGGAAGAAGAAACTGCGGGCTAATTCCGCTGGACCTTGAGCAGATTCTTTAGATAAAGATAAAGCGGCTTCCCTCATTTCTTCAGTTTGAGCTACCGTCACTTTCATAATTGAAGTTGATTCAGTCATTGCCTGATCAAAACTAGCAAAGGCTTTAATCGATGCTGCTCCCATAAGGACTAAGGGTGCTGTCAATCTAAGCGAAATACTTCTACCTAAAGCAGTTGCACTTTTCCCCATAGTCTTCATCTTGGTTGAAACAGATTGTATTTTTGCTCCAACACTAGCTAATGCGATTTTTGTTTTTTGGGAAAATTTATTGACTGCTACGATAGACTGGTCGTACGGTTTTTTAAGAATTCCACCACTAGCAACACTTCTCTCTACAGATTTAATTTTAGTAGCAACACTAGCCAAAGCTGTATTTGTTTTCTGTTGGAATTTTTTAGCTCCTGTAATAGCCTTATCGTAAGTTTTCCGAAGAAGAGAACCATCACCCCCTAGCTTTACGATTAAAGGTTGTATTGCCGATCCAAGAGCCATTATTTATTTTCCGCTTTAGTCATTTTAGGTTTAACACTGTGGGCTTCTAAATATCCTCCCCATCGGGATTTAGCGACTGCTGTTCTTTCTTCTACTGAGAGCTTAGGTTCTTTCTTTTTTTCTCCCTCAAAGATTATCATTTGATGTTCCATCATAATTTTATTTGCGTGTTTAGCCCAACCCTGATGAACTCTTTGGGAAACTCTGAGAAGATGGTAATCGGTTAAACTTAGCTCCTTCCATTGTTCTCTATAGAAATAAATCCATCCTAGATATTCCCGATGAGAACATTTCTCTAAACACTCTTGTAACAACATTCCTTTTTTGTCTGCGAGCATGAACCATCCATAGTTATGCTCTACGAGTTTTTTGAGTTCTCTTCCCCGCTAGGTTTAACAAGTTCCCAAAGAGCTTCATAATTGTCATCGTCTTCAACCAATTTTTCAACCCAATCCCTAATTACAGTTAATTGAATTGGGGCATCATCTCTTTCAAATGCTTTTAGTAATAGGTCTCTTTCTTCGGTGACAACATCGTCTACATTACTGATCTCTTTTAATTTATCAATTAACGTAGATTGAATTCGATCAGGCCATTTCTTGATAATTTCAAGAGGGACAGGAAGTAATTCGTCAGGTTTACCTTCTACCCGTTTAATCTTTTTCAAACAATAAGAAAGAAGCCTAGTATTAACCTCAGCAATTCCAGTAGTTGTGACTGACTGACTTCCTTGATGTAATCTGCTTGTTCTTTGAAGATCATTGTTATAGACGTTAGCAGAACCTCCGCTAGCCTCTTGTAAGATATAATCTTCCTTATCGATCTTGATAGGAATCTCTGTTAGGGTTGTAGAGAATTCCAATACTTCTACTTTGTCAGTCATTTGGTCACTTTCTAAAGGGGGTTAAAAGTGGTGGAGGCTCTGAGGAGTAAAAACAGAACCCCCACCCATCGGGAGATAATTCAATTAGTCAGTTCCTACTGACGTTTTGTAGTTGATAGGAGCTTCCGTATCGTCCGCAGGATCACGACCAATAGGCATGATAGAGATATTAGCTTCGGGCATAGAACCTTCTTCCATGGATTGAGGATCGAAAGTTTTTAAGTACCCAAAGAAATCCCAAGTATCGCTGTTAGCAAAGTTGAGAGTAATCGCTTGCTCAACTCCGATAAGAGCAATGATCTCATCGATAACTAAAGGATCGTAAGCAACAACAGAGGACATTTCTCTCTGTGTTCTTAACGATCTTGCTGCCGATTGTCTAAGAGCAATATTGTGTTGAGTTGTAATGTCAATCTCATCCCCGTTATCCAAACCGAGAGGTTGAGTAGTCATCTCAAAAAAGGCAACCGTTAAATTGGCTGAGAAGGCTATCAACACTTGATAGCCATCTTTCAATCTGGTTCCCGCAGGAGTTCCTCTAATTGACGTTGCTGGAACAGCCATAATTATTTCTCCGCAAAAAAGGTTAAGTGATTAAAGGTCTATATAGTTTCTGTGATTGAGGCAATAGCATTTATCGTGAATAAGTTTCTGTCAGTTCTTCCACCTGTTGTTCCCTCCTTCCCCAAAGATAAAATCCCGCTAGTCCTAGTAATTGAATGGACTAAATAACTACTGGTTGCAGTTCCTGTCGTATCTGCTACCGATACAATATCCTGATTAACTACACTATCGATAGTGTCTAAAATGTTTTTTGCTTTCTCCCATCCATTTAGGGGATCAGCATTACGGATCATAATTTGGAACCCGAAAAATTCATTCATCTCCCCGCTGTTTTGATCTCTCCCCTGTAAAACTGAAGCTGTTGTAAAAACAGAAACTATATTGTCTGGACTATCAGGATCATTTTCTATAAAAATTGGAGATGCTAAATTGTCTGTAGGTAATGTCCCTTGATTTAGGGTGATTAACAATCTCCTAATAATTTCTGAAGGTAAATGTGAAAGGTCTCCTGACATTAAACTTTCCTAGTGAATGCACTGGCTTTAAGATTTCCAGTATCTACAGGAACCAATTTTTGACTCGCTGCTTGTAACGCTAATCCTGCAACTAATAATCCAGTCTCCAAAACTCCAGATTTTCTATACCCCGCCCTTACGATATTTACAAGTTGGCTTCTCATTTCTCTCGCGGGAGTCTCTAAAAACTTAGGTTGTGCTCTACCTTGAGGATCCCAATACTTTCCTTTCTTAGTCCCCCCTCTTCTTTGTTGCCCTTTTAATTTCATCCCTATTTTTTCATGTACTGGTAAAGCATAATTGGCTGTATACCCTACAATTATCTCAACGTCATCTTTTTGTAATGATTTTCTTTCTAACCGAAGAATTGTTTTGATGAGTTTATCAACTCCAATAATTGACCCTTTTTGAACTGCCATGTTAACTCCCCCTTATCGGTTCTGCCGACCCTTCATAAACTCCATGAAAGATTGCTCCCCCAGTGAGAGTAAATTTATATTCGATTCTGTAACGATTTTCTCCAACTGGAAAATTACTTCCTGCTATGTCGTCTAGAAAGTTGAATCCCGTAGAGTCCTTAGTCCAAAGTACATTAGTTGTAACTGGGGTATCCAAGATAACGGTAGAGATTGTTGGATTGGTTGTAACTGGAGTATCCGGGGTAGAACCATCAAGATCAAAAATCTTTCTTTCAATTGCACTAACATCTGCCTGCTTGATAAAGTTTCCTTCCCCATCTACGCCCGTAGCCGCACCCGTACCATTCCTAGCAGTAACTCTACCCAAACAGGTAGCATCTCCATCTTCATTCCAATTAACTGGGAATGTATTCATTAACAATCTCTTTGGGCTTGTTGAAATCCTGGATTAAAAACTTCACCTTGTTTATATTCAGGTTTGTAATTTTGACCTTGTTTGAATTCTGGTTTATAGATTTGGGCTTGAATCATTTTCCCCGGACCAACATCAACCAATGTAGAAATCAAATAACCCATCGTGGGAATAAATTTAGTACCGATAGAAAAAGTTCCATTGGAATAACCCATAGTGACGATAGATCGGATAGACATTATGTCGTCTCCGTTATCGAGGTTGGATCACTGGCATCGTCGTAGGTATAAGTTTTTGCTGTTGTAGAACCGTCTAATTTCTTGAGTGTTTTCGTTGTTCCTGAACTAGCACTTTCTCCCATATGAGCAAGTATTTCAAAGAATGCTTCCGCTGGTGTAGGTGCTGCATTTGTTGCCCTATAAGATTCCGTCATGACCGCTGCTAAAAATGCCGAGTCTGTACCTCGCATATCTGTATTTGTTGTTGTGGTTGTTACTAAAGTTACAAGAGCGACCGTATCCGTAGCAGGATTAAAATCATTTAATGCCCCTATCAAAGTTTGAGTTGCGTCATGTTCTGTTTGACTTAATGCTGCTGTCATAGGAACCACTGTATTGGCTCCGTCTGTTCCCCTCATATCTGTATTAGTTGTAGTCGTAGTTACGAGAGTGACAAGAGCAACTGTGTCAGTAGTGGGATTAAAATCGTTGAGAGCACCTATCAGAGTTTGGGTTGCGTCGTGCTCAGTCTGACTTAACGCAGCGGTCATTGGAACTATGGTATTCGCACTATCAGTTCCCCGCATATCGGTATTGGTTGTCGTAGTTGTTACTAAAGTTACAACTCCAATTGTTGTTCCCGAAAGAACCACTGTAGATGTTTTATTATCAACATTAGCCCAATCAATTCCCGCTGTTCCTCCCGAAGAGATGTCGAGATGGAAATCTACTGAGGTTGTTGGTTTAATTCCTTTCTCTGCTAGGACATAAACCTTATCCCCAACAGCCATCGTAAAGACACCGGGGTCTTCTAGTAATAAAACAGTTTTGGTAGCACCCGTATAAGTATCAACAATTCCTACAGCTTTTTGAACTGCTGTAGTAGCATCTTCAATTACAATCGTTAATCCTTCATAGGCTTTATCGTCAGCACTTCCTGCGGTTAAAGTAAACGAAGTTTGAGAAGCTAAAGTTGCTATTGTTGTTTCTTGAATTAACGATCTATCAGAAGTAACAACATCGTCGATGTTAGAAACCGGGGCATCAATATGAACATGAACATCACTCCATTCTGCTCCAGCAGCATCTTTACCCTTTACAATAACTTCATCCGCATTCATCTCCGCAGCAGACAAGCTAATTTTAACAATACCGCTATTGGCGGGATCAACCGCAGGTAAGGTTGCCAAATTTGCCAATGCTCCGAATCCCGTACTGACCTGAAAATCTCCCGCAGCAATAGTAGGATTAGTCAAGAAAACTCCTGCATCAGTGGAATCTACGAGACCGACACTAAAAACGTATGCTGTATTTTTCTTAGGTGTTGCAACCATTATTTAATCAACCCATTTCGGAGGGTTTTCTAGTTTTGGTTTTTCTGTTTTTACATTTTCTTCTAAAACAATCGCTTCCATAAAAGGAATAAATTGCTCAAGAACGTCTAAAGATTTTTGAAAAGTATTAGGAGAACCTTTAGGTTCAATCAAGACCAAACGTAACAATTTCCATTGTTCATCTTCCAGTTCAACCCAATCCCCTACCTTTGCTTTCCTAAATTTTTCTTTAATTATTGATCTTGCTTTGGTGTAGGCATAACCCGTTCCCATAGCGAGATCACTTAGGACTAATTCCAATAAGTATTTGTAGAAAGACCAAATTTCTTGACGTTCATTTTTACCCTCGATAGATATAACGAGAATGTCTTTCAAAACTTGAACATATTTCATTATGGACCTCCCGGTCCCCCTGTTCCTAAACCAAGACAAACATCTAATACGCCTTGGGCAGTATCTCGGATGGCCTCTTTTGTTGCTAAATCTGCTTCAGCAATAACTCGATCTGCTTCCGCAGCGTCATAAGCATCTTGCTCATCATTGCACGGTCCCGGTCCTGCCAAACAAGCAGTTAGAACTCCCTGTGCTGTATCGCGTATAGCCTCAGCAACTTCTAAAACATCTGCTGCGACAAGTACATCACCTTCAGCAGCATCTAACGCTTCTTGTTCATCTTCGCAAGCCATTATTGCAACGCTTCCTTTCTGTCTTTTATTAAGAGTTTGATTTGATTCTCTTGTAGAATCCAATTTCCTTCGTAGGCAACATGGTCTTTGCTGGGTCGATTTCCGTGTTTAGCTATTGCTTCATAAACTCCAAGAGCAAATTTTTCGTGAACTGAGTTTACATATCTAGGTTGGGGGTTAACCATAATTGTGTTAACAGGTTCCTTTTCGATTTGAGATTTTGGTGGTGGTCCGAAGACTGCCATAATAACTAAAAATACAGAACCAAAAATAGTAAGTACAAAACCTTTCTTGAGTATTTTGATTCCTAAATTTCTTCCAATGATTCCCGCTAGTCCTCCTGAGAATAAAAGGAGCACCGATCCGAAGATTGATATGTACCAATTCAAAAGAGAGTGAGTCATTTTAGATACCTCTCAATAATCTGAACTCCAATCGATAACGCGATTACTATAATCAATGCTGAACTAGCAATAAAAAGAGTTACTAGGTTTATGTATCTGTTTGTTTTTATTTCGTCTTTGATACCCTTAACTTTTCCGTCTTTACTTCCATCTATCTCAGTTCTTATAAAAGAAATTTCAGTATCAATAACATCAAATTTATGATTGTTGATTGCTTCGTTTTGTCTCATACAGGTTTTCATATCATCAAGAGAATTAACTGAATCTGCATTCAATCGAGTTCCTTGGTTCTCAGTATTCATTTAGGTTCCTAACTAACCTGTAAGTTCAAATTCGAGGGTAACTCATATTACGCTGCTTTTATGCTGTTTGGTATTGGTGGTTCTTCTACTATCGTCGTTCCATTAACGGTCATATCGAAATCACTCACGATATCAGGCTCTGGGTCTTGCCCGTTGAGAGGCCAATATGATATTTGGTTATCTCTTGTGATTTGACGCGGGTTTGTGCCAAAAGCTAATGCTTGAATTTCATTTGCGTTTAGAATGGCTTCCCATAAAGCACAATGTCCTATTTGCCCGTTAAATGGCTCTTCAGTTCCGGCACCTCCAGAACCCGCACCTATTCTAACGGGAATATCAAATGAGATCATATTTCCTGTATTAGCCGTTGAGTCTTCTTCTACCCCATTACAATAAACTCTTAACTCCGTTCCATCGTATACTCCTGCAATATGATTCCATTCACCAACAACTAAAGTCGTCGTTCCTTGAACAATATGAGTAACTCCGTCATAGATGGCAAACAGACATTTATCACCACTATTAGTTGATAAAAGGTATTGAAACTCTTGAGCAGCATCCGACCATTTAGCGAGTATCTTTCCTTCAGCAAAAGTAGAAGCCAAGTTTATCCAAGCCGATAAAGTAACTACATCACCTGTAAGATTTAAAGCTGATGGATTACCAGCATCTAAAAAATCATTGTTACTGCTGTCGAAGTTTCTGGCCATTGATTATTGTCTCACTATTACGCGAAGGACTTGGGCATCATCCGTCATAGTGTCAGAAGCCAGATCGCCCCGGCGTAGTTTGAATCTATAAGCATCTCCCGCAGCAATAGAATCGGCTTGAGCTTGAGTGAATGTAATTGTAGTTCGAGTAATCTTACCATTAGTGACATTACATGTTCCCACAGCAGTTCTCTCAGTGGCGAATCCATCCAAGTCTATGTCCTGATCATTAGGTGCTAATCTTTCAAAGGACACGCCAAACGTAGCATCGTCCGCTACCTGAGTCTCAGACATCCAATCGATATCCATCAAGATATCTCCCTCAGCATAATCCCGAGACATAACACTATGGAATATAACGGCCTCTGTCACGGTGTCGTTAAAGGCTAGAATTGGATGACCATTTCTTGAGCTTGCCGCTGCTGGATTGCTTGATGGAAACGTCGCATCGTTGGCAGTAAACTCTCCAAGATGACCTACAACGCCAACACCTTTCCATATTGTTCCATCGAAAAAGTTAGGAGACTTCGTCGTCCGATTGTAAAACTCCAATCCTTC